TCACCGAGCATGACCATCGTCTTGGTAAACTCAAGCAAATGCTCTTTTGAGATACCGAGCTGACCGGCAGCTTCGGCAACAGCCGCAATATCCTCTGCGGAAGATGCGGTCTCCGTTGCCATTTTCTGAATACCGGCAGCAAGCTGTTCATACTCTTCTTCGGTGGCATCCGTTGTTTTCTTGACACCGGCAAAGGCGGATTCCCAGTCGGTTGCGGCTTTTACACCGGCAACACCCACAGCCGCTACGGTTGCAGAAAGCGGAGCCAGGGATTTTCCCACACCGGTGATGGTATTGCCGACGCTTTGAAGCTTCGTGCCGGTTGCGGCAATCTTCTCTAAAGCGACAGCCGACTTGGAGGCTTGTGCTTCCAGGTCTTTCAGCTTGGCTTCCGTTTCGGCGATCTCCCTTTGCAGGGCATCATACTGCGCCTGGGAGATGTCTCCCCGCTGAAGGGCTTCATTGGCCTGTTCTGCCGCTATCTTTAAGGTTGCCAGCTTCTCTTTGGTTTCGGCAATGGCATCTTTTAAGAGCTTCTGCTTTTGGGTTAACAGTTCCGTATTGCCGGGATCAAGCTTGAGGAGTTTCTCCACATCTTTCAGAGCCGCCTGCGTATTTTTGATTTCACTGTTAACGTCTTTTAAGGCAGTCTGCAGCTTGGTGGTATCGCCGCCGATTTCGACGGTTATACCTTTGATTCGGCTTCCGGCCATGGTTCATCCTCCTCTCTAACTCAAAATTGATCGAACTGATCCTGACCTGCGACCACATCAAATGTTTCCGAGTCCCTTTGGCTCTCAGTCACCATGTCAGTGATCATTCCGATGGTGAGCAGGTCGAGATCCCGAATGGAGATCCCTAACTGCACACATCGGAGCATAAAGAGCGGGGTGGTCATTTCCCGCTCAGTTTTTGGAAGTTTTTTTTAGACTTGACCTCGGATTCGATGTTCAGCCCCCACAGTTCAATGATCTGCGGAAGCACCTGATAAATACTGAAGGTGTTGAAATCCTCCAGCCACTCTTCCGGTGTATCCGGAATGGTCGGGTCTGCATGACGAGCCATCATATAAGCAATGTTTTCGAAGAGCTCCAGTGAGAAGGTATCCAGCATGGAGCCGTCCTCGGTGCTGGTATCCACCGCTTTTTCAAGCTGTGCCAAATCTTTATAAATGTCTCTGCGAAACTTAATTCTGTAGAGACGGGGAATGGCGGCAGAGGCTCTGAACAGAACCTCTTTGCCGTCGATTTCTATTTTCTTTGTAAGTGCCATAGATGTCCTCCTTACTCGTCTTCAACCGTCAGAGTCAATACTGCCGTATTGCCGGTAGTTCTTCCGCTATCGGTCAGGGTGACGGTGTACAGCACATCGGTTCTCGTCTGGTCAGTAGTTGTCAGAGTTAGCGTCGAACCGGAAACAGAAGCCTGTACCATACCGGAGGCTTCCCCATCAACGGTTACTGCCGCCGTTACCGTACCGAGGGCGTTGAGGATTGTTGCCGTTCCGCTGTCTTCGAGCCCGAGTGTCAGGGTCGCAGGATTGACGGCAAAATCAGCATTCTGCGGCACATACACATTGGAGAACCAGCTGTTGTATGCGGTCGCATTGGTGGTGTCGGACGTTCTTGCCTTCACATAGCCGCCCTCCAACGGAGCCGCCTTGATGGTCAGCTTTTCGGTCTTGACCTCAATTTCCTCTTCCTTGGTAGCCGATTCGATGGTCGGACGGGATGCCGTGCAGTTGTAAAGAACGTGACGGATCTTGTTTTTATCCCCATCGAACTCAAAGAGCAGCGCAAAGGCAGCGGTTTCGGCCGTGGCGTCTTCCACCAGCACGTTATTGCTGTCCATAGTTTCTTTCAGTACGTCGGTACGGAAAGAATCGGGAACAAGTGCAATTTCAAGGTCACCTTCATAACCCTGGTTGTTGGACACCACATAGTAGGCGTACCCATCCGCAAAAAAGATGGACGGCTCGCCATTGGCTTCGAGGGAAAGGGAGACAGCGCCGGGGATATGCACCGGTGTTCCGAACACAGGATTGCCCTGTGTGTCAAAAGTAAGAAGCGCATAATGGACGTTTCTCAGGTTATACTTCACTTTGTTTTTGGGCATTTTCTTGTACCTCCGTTTGAAATGAATAAAGAACCTCGTAGAGCTTTTCGGAGTCGATCCAGACTTCCGATTTGTTGTAGAAGATCTCGGCTTCATCCAGCACGTCTTCCACGATCAGCTCCGTTTCGGGGTCCTTGTAGTCGGTATACAGTTCGATGTGAACTGTATTAAACTTCTTGTACACTCTGCCGTCAGCGGAGAAGTTGTCGCTTTCCGGACAGAGATAACAGATGAAAGGCGGGTCGGGAGACTCACCTTCCGCAAAATGGTCATAGGCATAAGGAATGCCCATGGCTTTCAGTAATTCGACAATGGTTTCCATAGGCTTATCCCTCCAGTGCCTTTTCGATATCTTTCAAGAGCTTATCCTCCGCCGCTTCCTCTGCGGGTGCGATATGAGGAATGGCTCTTACTCTTCCGCCGCCTCGTTTGGCATGACCATGCTCCAGAAGATGAGGCAGACCCGGAACAGATGAATACACCGTCACCTGAATGGCGTTAGCGTTTTCCGATGTGGTTTTGTTTCTCCAGCTTTTTGCATACTTGCCGGTTCTCACCGGAGCGTTGGCGGAGACCTCTTCCTTACAGAACTTGCCTGCGTCTTTGACGGATTTTTTCATTTCGTCTGTTGAGAGTTTGGCGTATTCCTCCAAACCCTTCATAACGGCATCCGCAAGGCCGTCAACAGATACCCGTTCCATACCTACCGCCTCGCTTTCATGCACATGATCTTCACGGACTTCTTCCTGTAATTCATGTGGTCAATGCCGGTGATGTTGTAAAGATCCCCCTTAAACAGCACACGGTATTCGGTAGAAGTGACTGTCGAGATGCTCTGACACCACCGAATGGTAAAGGCGATCTTGCCCTTTTCCACCCTTTGTCCGGCTTCCTCCGCTTCGGAACTGACCGAGCTTTCTTCTCCGCTGACCGTTGCATGGCAAGAATAGTAATCCGTCCAGACTTCCCGGTGGTTTCCGATGTCGTCCACAGTTGGCACGTTCTTTTGAATCGTGATTTTTTCATTCATTGCACCGATGTCCATCAGAATGCCGCCTTTCTGTACCCTTCGAGAATCGACCACAAGTCAAGCTTCAGCTTCTTATGATCGGCTTCCTCACGATGCTCATAAAGATATGCCACCGTATAAAGCAAAGCAATGTGGGTCTTTTCATCGGTCGCAGCGATATACTCCTCCACCGTATGGCGGGAAACATCGGCGCAGATGTCGATAGCAGAATCGATCAGACTTTGGATAAGCGAATCATCATCGGTGTAATCCACACGAAGATAGGTTTTTGTTTCTGCCAGTGTAATGGTCATGTGTCCCTCCAAAAGAAGGACGGCACCGAAGTATTTCATCCGATGCCGCCCGATTCTTTATTCCTTCAAGATGCCTGCCGAGCGAAGCCGCACAAGCAGGTAGTTATTGAGAAAGGCATTGATGCCTGCAACATCCGTAGCTTCGCAGTCTTCCAAATCATCCACGGCAAGCACACCGCCTGCCACGGTCTTGGAAGCCGCCGCCACCGAAATCGTGCCGGAGTTGACGTTCAAGCCGTCCCCGACCTTCACGATACCTTTCTGGGATTTCGTAGCCGTAGGCACGGCAGTGAAAGAACCGCCTTCCACTTCACAGCCTTCCTCAAAAATGACTTTACCGCCGAAATGGGTGGTTTCGCCGCCCTGTTCGGTATAGTTTTTTGCGTTATAGCTCATTGCTTTATCCTCCATAATTATGTGGGACAGCCACAGTTTCCCATGACTGTCCCGTTGGTTTTATGCCTCTTAGTTTGCCTTCTGCTGAAGCACCTTGATGGCTTCGGGAAGGATGAGTCTTCCGTCCAGACGCTTAGAAACCAGGAAGCCGACCTGACCGTTACCGGCATAAAGCTCGTTCAGACGCTTGATGCTGATACCCTGACGGTCGCCTACCCAATAGTAATAAAAGTCGCCGAACGCGATGGTCTTTGCACCAGCAGCGATTTCCGGAGCGAATGCAGAGGTGAAGTAA